TGTCTACTATGAACAAAAACAAAAAGAGAACTTATAAAAAATATCGAGGACAAGGAAGATGAAAGTTAAAATATTAAAAAGTAAAGTAAACATTGAACTAACTCACCGAGAATATCATAATATGATTTCTAAAGTTAATGATTTAGATGATATTTGTAGCACAGCAAGTGAAATGAATGACATATATTTATCAGACCTTAGAAGGTTGTATAGTATAAAATGGGATTTGAGAGAGCTAGTAGATGCTAGGTGGGATGGTGACACATATAGATATGTAGCGAGAGGAGAATAAAAATGAGAGAAGCATTATTAAAAATAATTATAGTAGTGGGATTATCTATGCTTACTTTAATAGGTTATGATAACATTACAGAAAGGATTGACAATGTAAATGTAAAAGTAAATTCTTTACAAGAAAATCAAATTAATATAAATAATAAAATTAATTCTATTAATAGTGATTATTTATCGTTATCAGATTACATTGTTTATTTTGAAAAGATATTGAATGAAAAGTTTGATGATGTTCACATTGAATTAAGTCAGTTAGATGATTTAATTACTAATGATGATTTTTTATTCAATGAAATAGAGAATATAAAACAAGAATATGAAGGCGTAAATGCAGGACTTGGTGTGCTTACAGGTTATCATATTATGGGAGAGCATATGGGAGAGCATATGGGAGAGGTTATGGAAGAGGTTGTGGAAGAGCCAGTAGAAATTGCTGTTGACATTCCAGAGCCAATAGTGTATACTTGCCCTAAGCTAGATAGGTCAGTAGATTTTACAGACTATATAGAAAATATTAATTTTACTAGAGCAGTTAATATTGTAGTGAGTTATGATATAGTTGATGGAGTTCTAACAAATGTAAGAACAACAGAGGGTAAAGCAAATAGTAAATTGTTAAGAGCAATAACTAAATACTTAAGTGTTTCTGTACCCACGACTAATAATTCTGTACCCATGAATATACAAGATTGTTCTATACCATTTAAGATAGAGGTTTGATATGAATATATTTTATTTTTATGACTGTCCTGTTTTGTCGGCACAAGCACAACCAGATAAGATGCTAGTGAAGATGCCTTTAGAAACAGCACAGATGCTATGCACAGCACATAGAGAACTAGATGGAGATGATTATGCTGATGAAGTAGGACTATACAAAAGAGCCTATTGGAATCATCCATGCACTATATGGGCTAGGGAATGTAGTGCTAATTACTTTTGGTTATACAGACATTTCTTAGCATTAGGAACAGAATATAACCATAGATATGGTAAGACACATGCAAGTATAACTAAACTTGGTAAACATTTATCTAAGATACCAGACACTATTAAAAGAACTGGTTGGATTAAAACACCAGTAGCACAGGCAATGCCAGAGGAGTATAAAAATGATGACCCGATTGTTGCTTATCGCAACTATTGTATTAACGAAAAACATTATGCCAAGTGGGAACGAGGTAGGTCTAAACCTAGCTGGTGGTCGCTGGAGGTCACATGAAAGGTATATTAACACGAGAAGAATATAAAGAATTTAATATTTATGTAGATATTTTAAAAGAAAAACATGGCATAGACATGCCTCATTCTGTTGAAACAGTTGGGGATAAATTTCTAATAGAAATATTAGAGGACATTGATGTAAATAAATTGGATAATTTACTTGACAAAGATGTTAATCCGTTGTATAATGCAACAAAATAAAAGCCAAAGGAGGTAAACGATGGCAGTATTAGAAGGAAAAGCTTATTGGGCTTCGGTGACTACACCAAATACTACTTTTGAACCTGTGTATACAGTAGATTTAGTGGTGAATGATGATGTCGCAAATGATTTTGAAGCTCGTGGGTTTAGAGTAAAAGACTTATCTGTAAAGGATGAGCAAGGAAATTCTTCCACAGTTGGGAGAGCTTTAGTAATCAAACGAAAAGTAAATGGTCCAAATGGCATGGTCAGAAATGCACCTAAACTTTTTGATAAGAACAAGAATATTATCGATGAGGTAATAGGAAATGGTTCTACAGTTAAAGTTCAATACAACGAATGGGAGACTGAGAATAAGTTTGGAACATTTAAAGGCTTAGATTTCCAAGCTATGCAGGTTCTAGATTTAGTTCCTTTAAAATCTCAAGACGGTTCAGAACTAGACCCTTATGGGGATGGGGAGGAGTTTTAATATGATTATAACTATTAAAAACCAAGACGGAACATTTAATTATGATGTTTCAAAGATAGATAGTGTTGATATCGCAAATCAAGCTACCATGATTATTAATAAGGTAGGAACTATCGAAACCGTATTAGAGTCTTTAAACTTTGCTAGTTCAACGCACAGGGGCAATCTCGAAGCCCTCTTGAAAGATGCTCCAGAAGCTCTAGTAAAGGAAGAAGAAGAAGTAGTCGAAGAAGAAACAGATAATAATTCAGAAGACTAATTCATATCTCCAAGTGAGAGGTTAGCGTAAAAGTGGATAGCTATTAAAGTATAAATCCAGTTTGATTGCTTCCGACAATCATATGAACAACGCCTCTCCATTTTAATTCAACGAGGGTATTATGGAAAAAAGCAAATTTGTAAAGTATCATGTGTCATGTCATGAGTGTGGCAGTAGTGATGCTGTATCAGTTAATGAAGATGGCTCGGCTAAGTGTTTTAGCTGTGATAAATTTTATACTAATTATGAAAACAAGGTAACATCAATGGATAAATATGTAAAACAACCAACTACAGTAGTTAATCCACATGGAGGTATATATGCCAAACTTGTGGATAGAAATATAACAAAAGAAACAGCAGAAAAGTATGGAGTAAAGGTGGTTTATGACTCAAATGGTCAGTTAGCACAACACCTTTATCCTTTTTATATAAACAATGAACAATGTGCTACCAAAACAAGGTATGTAAAAGACAAAAGATTTTCTTTCAATGGTTCTTTACAGGGTTCTGGATTGTTTGGTCAGAACTTATTTAAAGAAGGTGGTAAATATATTACAATCACCGAAGGAGAATGTGATGCTATGGCTGCATTTGAATTACTAGGCAGTAAATGGGCATGTGTAAGTATAAAAAGAGGTGCAGCAGCAGCAGTAAAAGACATAAAAGAAAGTTTAGAATACATCGAAAGTTTTGACAATGTCGTCATATGTTTCGATAAAGATAAGCAAGGTCAAGAAGCTGCCAAAAAAGTAGCGACAATATTAAAACCAAACAAAGCAAAAATATTAACACTACCTAATGGCTACAAGGATGCAAACGATATGCTTAAACAGGGTAAACATCAAGAGTTTACAAGAGCATGGTGGGATGCAAAAGTATATACTCCAAGTGGTATTATAAAAGTTTCAGACAAGAAAAAATCTTATTTAAACAGAGAGAGAAAAGAGAGTGTAGCTTTTCCTTGGGAAGGTTTAAATAAAAAGTTATATGGTTTAAGGCAAGGGGAACTCTTAACTCTTACTGGTGGCACAGGACTGGGTAAGTCTAGTGTCACTAGAGAGTTGGAGCATTGGCTTATAAATAATACAGAAGATAATGTAGGTGTAATAGCTTTGGAAGAAGATTGGAAGAGAACAGTAGACGGTATACTTTCAATCGAAGCTAATGCAAGACTTTACATTGACCAAGAAAGAGAAAAGTTTGATAAAGAAACTATCATGCAAATGTTTGACAAAGTGTTTGAAGAAGATAGAGTATTTATACATGCACATTTTGGCACAAACGAGATAGACGATATCTTTTCCAAGTTAAGATATCTCATAGTTGGTTGTGATTGTAAGTGGGTCGTTGTAGACCATTTACATATGCTCGTAAGTGCTGTTCATGAAGGTGATGAAAGAAGAGCTATTGACTCCATCATGACTAGACTTCGTAGTTTAGTTGAAGAGACAGGTGCAGGTTTAATTCTAGTGTCTCACCTAAGAAGAGTAGATGGAAACAAAGGACATGAAAATGGTATTGAAGTTTCTCTTTCTCACCTTCGTGGCTCTAATAGTATTGGACAATTAAGCGACTGTGTGATAGCATTAGAAAGAAATCAACAATCTGATGACGAGCTTGAAGCAAGAACAACAAAACTGCGTGTGTTAAAATCTAGATACACAGGTGATGTGGGCATGGCTAGTTCATTGGTTTATGATAAAGATACAGGTAGATTATCTGAGTATGAAGATTCAGAATTTGAGGTAGAGAGTAATGGAATTAGTATTTGATATTGAAACAGACGGACTTGATGCACAAGTTGTATGGTGTATCTCTGCTAGAGATGAACAAGGAAAGTTTTATCATTTCTATGAAGATACTATAGAAGATGGCATAAAGTTTTTACAACAAGCAGATAAAATTATAGGTCACAATATTATTGGTTTTGATATACCAGTAATACAAAAATTATATGATGTAAACTTATATCATCCAGATAAAGTTGTTGATACTCTAGTTTTATCTAGGTTGTTTAATCCTATGAGAGAAGGTGGGCACAGCTTAGAAAAGTGGGGTTATAAATTAGGACTACCTAAAAAAGACTCTCCAGAATGGACACATTTTTCTATGGACATGTTGAAGTATTGTGAAACAGATGTAGAAATAAATACTAAGTTATATAATTATTTAAAGAGAGAGTCTGTAGGTTTTTCAAAAGAATCAGTAAGTTTAGAACATAGAGTTTCTTATATTTTAGAACAACAAAAACAAAATGGATTTCTATTTGATGAAAAAGAAGCTATGCTTTTGACATCAGAACTTTCATCAAAGTTAAAAGAAACAGAAGATGAAGTTCATAAAACATTTAAACCAATATGGGTTGATGATAAAATGGTTACACCTAAACTTAAAAAAGATGGTAAACTTTCAAAGCAGGGATTGACACAACAAGAATACATTGATATAATAGAGGGTAAGCTTGAACAAAAACCTTTCATGCGTAAAACTTTACAAGAGTTTAATCTAGGTTCAAGGCAACAAATTGGTCAAAGACTTCAAGAGTTAGGATGGGAACCTCAAAAGTTTACTCCTACTGGTAGACCTATTGTTGACGAAAATACCTTAAAACAAATTACACATATAAAAGAAGCAAAACTCATAGCTGATTTTTTACTTTATCAAAAAAGATTAGCACAAGTTCATTCTTGGATTGATGCTGTTGATAAAAAAGATGGAAGAGTTCACGGTTCTGTTATATGTACAGGTGCTATCACAGGTAGAATGGCACACAGAAATCCTAACATGGCTCAAGTTCCTGCTATATACAGCCCTTATGGTAAAGAATGTAGAACTTGTTGGACTGTTCCCGAAGGATATAAACTTGTAGGTATAGATGCAAGTGGTTTAGAACTAAGAATGTTAGCACACTATATGGCTGACGAGGAGTATGTAAATGAAATTATCAACGGAGATATTCACACAACTAACCAAAAGTTTGCTGGACTTAAATCAAGAGATGAGGCAAAAACTTTCATCTATGCCCTCATATACGGAGCAGGAGATGAAAAGATTGGAAGAGTTATTAAGGGAAGCAGAGAGTCAGGTCGTAAACTGCGAGAACGCTTTCTTAGTAGTCTTCCAGCACTTGCAACTCTTAAGACTAGAGTTGACAGAGCTTCAGAAAAGAAATACTTAAAAGGTTTAGACGGTAGAAAAATAATTATAAGACATAAACATTCTGCCTTGAATAGTTTATTACAAGGTGGTGGTGCTATTGCTATGAAAAAAGCTTTAGTATTTCTTTATGAGGACTTGCAATTAAATGCGATTGATGCTAAGATAGTTGCCAACATACATGATGAATGGCAAATCGAAGTCAAGGAAGAACAAGCAGACTTCGTAGGTAGACTTGGCGTAAAGTGTATTAGAAAAGCAGGTGATTTTTACAAGATGCGTTGTCCTTTGGATGGCGAATATAAAATAGGAGAAAGCTGGTATGAAACCCACTAAAGAAAATAGAAAAAAGTTTGATATTGATTTAGAGTATGGAACTATACGAGAAGATAAGATAGCAGAGATGCTTACGAATAAAAAAATAGAAGTAAAATCTGAGAGAGGTATGTGGATGAAAACAGGAAACATCTGTATTGAGTACGAATGTTATGGTAAACCTTCGGGT